ATCTAAGATGTCTTTATCACAAGATGATAATGATAATAAAATTAATACTGTTAATAATTTCTTCATAATTGTGTTTTTAAATTCTATGCTAAATTACATATTATTTTTAATTACACAAGTTTTAATATGTTAAAATTATGTTAAAAAAAGAAAGGTGGCTTTTACACCACCTCTCCCAAACAAAAACAGAACAAAAATCTAAAGCAAAACAATTTCTGGTTTCTTTATGTAGTTATCGGTATCAAAATATATCCATTCGTTATGTAAATGAATCCTCTCAACACCATATTGAATTAGACCTCTTACAATCTTTAATCTTTTTACCTTATTTATACATCTCATCTTAACAGCCTTACCTAATCTATGCGAATTACCAGAACTTATCCTTAATCTATCTGCATAAGTCTTAGATGTGTATCCTAACATAATATAAACTCTTATACGTTGTTTAAACAAAACCTCATCTAAGATATGGACAGGTGCAGACTCCATAAACATCTTACCAGAGCCTAACTTGTCTGGAGAGTCAAACATACTCCATTTTAACACCTTCAATCCTTCCGTGTCCATTTCCTCTGTGTAACTATCTGTGTAATCTACAGAATAATATTTTATAATGTCATCTCGCTTCTTGTAAGGCATAACTTATCTTTAATTGATATAATGTCATTCAAGTCAGTTTCTTCAAGTATCTTAACTATATCAAATATAGCTATAGATTTGTTAATTTCTTCATTTTTATTAAACAATCCGTATCTATTATCAAAATGATTTTTAAAGTAGTCGTATTGCTCTTTAAGTTCTTTATCATATTGAACAATTACCTTTATTGTATCTAATGAGTATAGAATTGTGGCGTGATGTTTACCAAATAGTAAACCTATGTCTTCAAGAGATAAATTAGTGTAATCATTAATCATCTTCATTGCTATAAACCTTGAATTTGTATAAATTCTCTTTCTACTATCTGTAGTAACATCAAAGCCATAATACTTACTGCAGAACTTTATTATTGATTTAGCTTTATTTAAACTCAATCTTCTTATGTCTGCTTTCTTTTTAATTGTTTCTGGTCTGTATGGTTTGTACTTTTTATTCATTTCTTAAATACTCTATTTCTCTTTCTAAGTAATCCTTAGCTTTTAAAAGGTCACTTAATTCACTTTGTTTCTTTCCTGCTCTAAACACATACTTTATTATATTACCCCTGTTAAAAGTTAATTGATAGTCGTGTATTACATCTATTAAGTCGTAGTCCTTGCCACAATCATAATGTGTTTCTGTGCTTTTCATTAGTTGTTTAAAAAATTAGTTAGTTTTTCTTTCCAATCTTCAGGTATCATATCCATTAAATCTTCTATCTCAAATGCTTGTAATTCATCAACTACTAAAGCAGCATTTAAGTTGTCTGTGTGTTGTGCTAAGTAAGCTACATAAAAGCCATCTTCCCAACCTATTTGAATTTTATATGTCATTACATATTCATTTTTACGTTAAAAGCAGTATGTCCACCGATGACAATACCAACTCCAATAGCTTCTTTTTTACCACCTTGCATGTAGCCCATTGCATAACTCTTGCTATCTATCCCAGAACCTACTGCCATAGCAAATATTGCTCTTGTTTTACCAAACATCCATTCTACATACATATCAGTATGATAGTGTCCAGAAACAGTTGAAACCATATCTCTCTTTACTGCCATTCTTGGCTTACCACTTTTATCTCCATGAACGTATCTAACTCCATCGTAATAAACATCAGTTACAAAATTCCATTTAGGAGTTTCCAACACTTCGCTAAACTCTTTAATCCATTTACTTGGTATGTTTGACGTTTGTGCTTTTCTAATTATAATTCTATCGTGGTTACCTAAAGTTATATCAGCATCTGGAAAAGCCTTATACCATTTACTTAGTTTTTCAACAGCTTGTTCTAACTCATACTTCCCTCCAAGTCCATCAGCAGATGATTCGTGATAAGAACTATAATGATTATCAATCACGTCACCAATAAATACCACCTTATTACAGTTGTATTTAGCATAAGCTTCTTTACAAAACTCTAAATAACCATCTAAACAGAAAGGTTCGTGTAAATCCCCTATAACTAAAACTCTATTTTCTTTTTTAGTTAAGTTCTTGTAAGCCTTTAATAACTTACCTTTGATTCTTGGTCTAAAATCACTCATTATACTTTCTCTTTATAGTTAGCAAACTTATCTAAATCCTCTATAAGATGACGTGGCTCATCTATTTTAACAGTCCAACTACCTCTGTAGTCTTTAAATGTAATCTCTGTGTACTCATCGTCTTTAGTAGTCTTTTTGACGTTTTTAATGTCCCATGTTGTTTTCATTTGTTATTGCTTTAATTGTTTATTAATCTCTTTAAATTCCTCTATTGTAAGAATAACCTGGTTTATATCAAACTGATTAATAGTAACACAGTTCTTATCAATTTTATAATCTGTTATTTGATTTAGTTCTTTATACATTGTGTTTGTTTATATAGTTTAACTTATTAATTCTCGCTTCCTTTTCAGCTTTAACTAACTTTTTAAAGTAATCGTCATTATTATACAGCTCTTTTGTGTCTGGAACAACACTATCAGATATAACATCTACGTTTTGTTTAAGAACATTCAATATTTGATTATAATGCCCTAACGTAGTTTTAAAGGTTATATTAAATGTTCCTATATCTTCTTTGTTTATCATTTTAATATTATTTTGTTTTGACAAAGATATAACTATTTTTCATATATCTCCAAATATTTTTTAATATTTTTAATATATCCTTCAAAACAGCTAACACAATTAGTGTTTTTAACATTAACTCTAAACACGTGATTGTATATTTTAACGAATCTCTCCCTATCATTAAAAGGAAATTTTTTCATTCTAATAAACTCCTTTACAAAAGGGTAGTCAGATTCCTCTATGCAATTAACTTTTCTTCTTTTCCATAATGGAATCTTATTAAACTTTTTCTTTCTTTCATCACAACCACAATCATCAACAAGAGCATCAACCACTTTCTTAATGCCTGTAGCTTTAGCAATCTTCTCCACAACATCTCCTAATCCAATAGTGGTATTCTCTTCTACGTTCTTCTGTAGATTCTTAAAATCTTCCTTAGATTTAAGATATTGCTTGTATTCTCTATAATCTTTACTTCTCTTATCTATGGTATTATAGTAACCATTTTTTTCTAAATCTTCGTAATATTTGTTATCTTTCATAATTTATTTATTTAACATTGTATAATCTTCATTGTAATAGTCCTCCAAATCCTCTAAGAGCAGTTCTCTTAACTTTTCTTTATAATTTAATACAGAGTTATGGATTGATGATAAACCTATCTTAGAACCCTTGCTAATCTGTCTTAAACTCTGTCCTCTAATAAAGTAAAGGTCAAATAGCTTTTTATCATAAACTTCCCATGAATTTACCATATCGTAAATCTTATCAATTAAAAATCTAAAATAAGCATTTTCATCCAGAATATCATTTAAGCTGTCTAAATCTTCTGTATACTCCTCTGTATGCTCCTCTGTTTCAAATAAAGGATATATTGAATAAGTATTAGCTTTCTTTAGATAGCTAAAATACATATTTCTTAAAGTTGTATAAACAAAATATCTATTTACATCATCATTATACATTATTCTATCTTCATCTTTTACAAGACTATGTAGTCTTAAATACATATTTTGTACTATATCTTTAGCTACATCTAAATCACAACCTAAGTTTATGAGCATCTTAATCCATAAATCGTGGTGTTTGGCTAATTTTTCTAACATATTTCTTTTATAGTTATTTCTACTCTTGGGTTAATTTTATCTAATTCTGTTGGTAATATGGTTTCTGTTTTTACATAATCATCATTATCGTCTATCCAGCACTTATATTCTGTTATAGCATCTAATAAGAATTTACTTACTACAGAAACAACATTCATCTTATCTAATTTTCTGTTAGTTTTTTTAAATACTTTGTATGTTACTTCTACAGGTGTCTTAATAGTAAGGTCCTGTAATTGTTCTCTTAACAGTTCCTTATATAAAATCTTAGCATCATTACTTATTCTGTGATGTAAATTTCTATAAGTGTTCATATTTAAGTAAACTTTTTTATTTGCCTTTGTCTTTCTTGGAAGCTCTACAAATAATGGAGATATTATCTTATGATTCATACTGTAAACATACAAAAAACATAGATGATATTATTGTAATTTAATTAAAAGTTTTCAACATTTCGTAAAAAATACTTGACTATTAAAAAAATTTATACTAACTTTGCATCTTAATAAGATATATTATTAGTTTTATAATAGATAAATTATATAAAATTTTATATAAAATAATATAATAATAATAAAAATAATAAAAATAAAAAAATTTATACAATACAGGTTAGCTATGTTCATAAATGAAGTAAATATATTTTAATTAAAATAGTTGTTTATTAAAGTATATTTTTTGCATAAAAAAAGGAAAGGCTTTTGAACCTCTCCTTTGAAAACAATGAAAATTAAAAAGTTAATTACTTTATGTATTTATCTACTAATCTTCTTGCAAAACTTCTAAAGCCTAAAACATCAATAACAATTGCACCTAATACGTATTTATACCAATCAGGGAGTTTATCTAAATTTTCATAAGAAATTCTAATGTCATCAGCTAAATTTGTATAATTAGATTCTTTAAAAGCTATAATAAAAGGAGTTATAGTAGCAATAAATACAGGTATTAAAAATAAATAAGTAATAACCTCATCTTTAAATGTCTTACTTTTTTGTTGTGCAGTAATTAAATCAATTTGATTATCGCTATCTGTATTAGACATAATCCTATCAACATTAGCTTTTGTTTGTGCTTCTATAATAGCAAAATCTTGCTCTTGCTTTAATGTTTTTAGTTTAGCTCTATTTTCTAAAGCATTTTTAC